GGCTACAACAACATGAACGTAATGGGCTTGCAGCTGGTTGTTGATAACAACTTTGCATCCGGCACAATGCTTGTTGTTTACGCACCGGGCTTTGAGATTTACGAAGCACAACAAGGTGTTTTGTCAATCGCCAACCCAAGCACACTTAGCCGCACGTTCTCTTACTACGGTTACTTCTCAACATTTGTTGCCAAGTCATCGTTCATTCAGGGCATCGTAATCGCTTAGTCTGTAGCGGACTTAGACCGCTATGGCCACATACAACACCGCTACAAAACAACTCATTAGCAACTACGCGTGCATCAGCACGTTAGAGCCAACTGACATTGTTGTTGGGCAATCTATAACTGTTGGCTCGATTGGCGCACCGTTTAACGGCACGTTTACAGTGCTCGCGTTGCCACAGTACGAGTACACAGGAATTGACAACACCACTGGCGAGTTTCTTTACAACGAGGATGTAGCACGGCCCAACCAGATCATCTACGCCGCTACAGGTAGCAACGTGGACTATGCAGCGTTTTACGCCGGCACAGTTACCTATACACAAAACTGCACATGGGTTTCTGTAGCGCAACTGATCACATACTTGGGCGTAACGATCAGCAACCCAAGCGATGACTATACGTTGGCTGAACAAGCGCGCAATGCTGGCAACGATCTGTGTTATCGCCGCAGACAGGAGTCAGGTTATTTTGACAGCCTTACTACGTCACCGGGTCACGATGTCACGCTTGGCACGCTGATGTATTGTGCAGCACTGTGGCGTAGTCGAGGGTCAATAGAAACCGCTTATGCAGCGTTTGACACAATGGGCACACCAACCCAGCAATCACTAACGCCGATAGTTAAGCAATTGTTGGGCATCCCCCGACCAGCGGTTGCCTAATGCCTGCACCGTACACAGACCTACTGAACGAGGCCATAGACGATGTAGCAGCCACGCTGACAGCCGTTAGCGGCTTGCGCGTGGTAACAGACCCAACACGGCTTGTGCCTAATTGCGTGTTTCTGTTAGCACCAAGTTTTACGACCTACGGCGGCAACGGCAACATTGTGACTATGGATTTTCCGCTTAAAGTTGTCGGGTCTGGGCCTGCAGGCTTGCCAGTGTTGCGCGAGATTTTAAGCATTGTCGCATTGGTGCTGGCATCTAAAGTGATCGTGCTATCTGGTCAGCCAGCATCTATTGAGATTGGCGGCGCATCATTCCCGTGCTATGACCTGACAATTAAAGTGCAGGCACAGACAGCATGATCTACACAATTGCCTCTACTAAACTTGGCATCATTGGTGACCCGTTTGTGCCAGCTGACGGCATTAACGTGGCAGCGCTACTGTCTGGCGGTTTCATTGTTGAGCAATCCACACCTAAACCCAAAAAACCTGCTAAAACTAGTACAGAACCTAACGAGGAGATTTAACCAAAATGGCGACATCCACATATCTCAGCAACGCGACCGTCCAAATTAACAGTGTGGACGTCACAGATCAGGTTTCTGCAGCCAGCATTGTGCGCGTAATCGAGGCTCTTGAAAGCACATCCTTTGGAAAAACTTCAAGAGTGTACGTGGGGGGCCTTGAAAACTCAACCGTTACATTAACGATGTACAACTCGTTTGCTGCTACAGAAACTTATGCAACATTGGCTGCACTTGTTGGCACATCTACAACAGTGACAATTAAACCAACTAGCGCTGCAACCAGTGCTACTAATCCATTGTCAACATTGACAGGTTGCTACCTAGAAACCTTGCCAATTGTCAACGCCGCACTAGGCGCGCTAGACACAATTGACATCACGTTTACTGGTGGCGTGTACTCAGTCGCAACGTCATAAAAACAGCCGGCAACGGCCCGACACGAAAGCAGGCACATGAAAGTCAAATTAGAATTAGACCTACAAGACGGTCGCGGCAAACGCGTCATGATCACAAATATGTTTGTGGTATGTGAGTGGGAAAAACTAGAAAACCGCAAAGTTTCAGACGGTAAAGGCATTGGCTACAGCGACATTGCTTGCTGGGCATATCACCTATGCAAGTTGGCTGGTGACACTGTGCCAGACACATGGCGCGAATGGGTCAAACAGCATCCCAACATGGAATTGACCTCAGTTGATGAGACAAACCCAAACCCTACAGCGTTGGCACTTACCGAAGACAACTAGCAGAAATGCTGGTAGCAGTAGGATGGTGGCCAACGCACATCGAGTTTGACACACGCGACCTAGTTACGGTGATTAGTGTTATAGAAAAGAACAACAAGAACAGGTGAGTTTCTATGACAGTCAACACGACAATTCAGGTGGCTGGCGTAAAAGAAACTATTAACGCACTTAAAAAGATTGACCCGCAACTGCAAAAAGACTTTAGAACAAAAGCCAACGAGATTGCACAGCCAGCAATTAACGCTGCAAAAGACGTGTACACGCAAGTGCCGTTGTCTGGCATGGCATACAAATGGAATAGTCGAGGCCGCCAGTTGTTTCCGTTTAGCGTGGCTAAAGCCAAAAGCGGTGTCAAGTTGCGTATTGACACCCGGCGCAATGCTGTAGGCGTAATCCTGATTGAGCAAAAAGACCCTGCAACAGCGATTTTTGAGACTGCAGGCCGTGCTAACGCAAACCGTTTAGGCGATCAGTTAGGTTTTGTCGGCGCTGGTCGCACTCGACTAATCGGGCCTGCCGTGTATAAAGCGCGTAGAGGTGTAGAGGCTGAAATGGAAAAGATGATCTTAGACACGGCGCGCACCGTTAGGCAGGCAATGTAATGCTGTCTATTCCTATCATCTCAGAGTTTGACGGCAAAGGCATTGACAAAGCGCTTAAGCAATTTAAGCAACTAGAAACAGTTGGTGAGAAAGCACAGTTTGCTATTAAAAAGGCTGCTGTTCCTGCTGCTGCTGCGCTAGGTGCGGTCACTGCGGCTCTTGGTGCTGCGGTGGCTGCAGCTGCAGAGGATGAAGCACAGGCCGCACAACTTGCGTTGACATTAAACAACGTCACTGGCGCTACAGAGAAACAGGTTAAAGCGACTGAGGACATGATCAGCGCTATGTCGAGGGCTACTGGCACGGCGGACAGTGAACTTAGGCCGGCACTGGCTGTACTTGTTACTGGCACAAAGGACATTGCTACAGCAACAGACGCATTGTCGCTGGCACAGGATATTGCTATCGGGTCTAACAAGTCGCTTGCTGAGGTTTCTGAAGCACTGGCTAAAGCGTATGGCGGCAACATGAAAGGCCTACAAGCCTTGTCACCAGAGATTAAAGCCATGATCAAAGACGGCGCAACGCTCGATGACGTAATGAACGTACTTGGCGGAACGTTTGGCGGCTCTGCAGCAACTGCAGCCAACACCGCTGCAGGCAAGTTTAAGATACTTAAAAACTCGCTAGACGAAACAACAGAGTCAATCGGTGCAGCCTTGTTGCCAATCGTAGAAAAAGTGTTACCGATCTTGCAAAAGTTTGCTGACTGGGCACAAAAAAACCCGAGCGCATTTTTGGCTGTTGCTGCAGCAATCACCGCTATTTCTGTAGCGATCTTGGCAGTTAACTTTGCGATGGCACTAAACCCATTTTCACTTATTGCGGCAGGTATTGCAGCGTTAGTAGTTGGCGTTGTTTACGCGTACAAAACATTTGAGACATTCCGCACAATTGTTAACAGTGTGCTCAACGGTTTGATTAGTGGTTTTGAGACTTTTGCCAACGCCTACATTTCTGCAATAAACCTGATTATTCGAGGCATGAACCTGATCAACCCATTTAGCGACATCCCGTCATTGCCGTCACTTGACTTAGGCAGAATAGGTGGCGGCACTGCAGCGGCTGTTGGGTCTGGTGCAGCGCGTGAGGGCGGTGTAGGTCAAGTGCTTGCAGGTATGCCGGCTATGCCGTCTATGCCTAGTCCTAGTGCACCTATGGCAAGTGTCGGTGGCGGTGGCGGTGGTCGCGGTGGCGGTAGTCAAGGGCCCGGTTTTGGCGGCGGACTAAACGCGCTTACAACATTTGGTAACGCGGAACGTATTGCGGCGCGCACTGGCGGCAATGTAACAATTAACGTGTCTGGCGGTATCTCAACTAGCGCCGAAATAGGCAAGTCTGTTGTTGACGCAATAAATCAATACACACAGGTTTACGGCCCTGTGCGCTTTGCAGAGTTTTAGTTATGCCCGGCTCAACTGTTATCACTGGCGGCACATACCTTTTAGAGTTGTCTAGCGGTTATGACGGCGAAGCATTTTATTTAGACCAGTCAACACTTAACGGCCCTGATGTGCTTGACGGTGACGGCGAGGATTACAACGACATTACAGACGTGGTGCAAAACATTACGATCAGTCGAGGCCGCCATAAACCGTTAGACGTGTTTGGGCCAGGCGTAATGTCTGTGTCAATAAGCGTGCCAGTAGGCAACCGTGATTATGACCCGCTAAACACATCTAGCGTTTATTACAATACGTTGACAGATCAGCCGGGTCTAGCCCCGTTGCGCCCAATCAGGCTTAGCCGTAACGGTGAGTACCTTTTTACAGGTGTAGTGACCACGTTTAACCAGACTTACAACATGGCTGGAATGACCACCTACAACATTGCGGCAGCCGACAACACCTATGTGCTGTCACAAGGTTTTGTGCCCGAAACGGCCACGACTAGCCAAACCTCATCAGCGCGCATTACAGCCGTTTTAAGCGCTGCAACCTACACAGGCGCTACAAGCCTTACAGCCTCGCCAGTGACCACGCTAGGCGCTTACACCATCCCTAGTGGCACAAACGTAAACGCCTACATAAACCGCATACAACAAGCCGAACAAGGCCGCATTTTCTGTGATCGAGAAAACGTGCTGACCGCTCAACCGCGAATTGGCACAACACTGGCAGCGCCAACAGCCACATTTGATGACACCGGCACAGCCACACCGTATGACACCGTGCTCGTAGAGTTTGACCAACAAACAGTAATTAACAATGCCAACGTCACAATTGCGTCTGGTGGCACATTACAAAACGCCAACAACCCTGCCTCAATTGCACAGTACTTTACGCAAACAGAGGCAATTACAGACAGCCTGCTAAGTAGTGACGCACAAGCTGCCACGCTTGCCAGTTACCTGCTTTACCCAAACCCGCGCCCACGATTTACCAGCGTGTCAACCACATTTGCCAGCCTTACCGATGCACAAAAAACGGCTTTAGCACCTATAGAAATTGGGCAAACCGTATCTATTACAAAAACATTTACAAGCGGCACGCCGCTAAGCGTCAACCAAGACCTTGCAGTTGAGGGCATAGATCACGTTATTGACATGAACACAGGCCACCGCATGACTTTGTGGACATCGCCGACCGTCATCCTTGACCAGTTCATTTTAGATGACATTACGTTTGGTGTGCTATCTACCACCAACGCACTAGGTTAAGGTAAAGTCTAATTATGGGAGCAAACGCGCAAACCTCAGTGCCACTATTTGTGGCAAACAGTGTGCTAACTGCAGCACAACAAAACATCAGTGCCGCCACTGGCGTGCCGGTGTTCTCGACCTCAGTAACCAGAGATGCCGCGTTTGGTGGCAGTAACAAAGTATTGGCAGAGGGTCAACTTTGTTATTTGGAAAGCACAGATGTCGTGCAGTATTACACGGGCGCGGCGTGGGCAAGTGTTGGCGCTACAGATTGGGCGGCATGGACACCAACTTGGACAAACTTGACTGTTGGTAACGCAACACAAACCGCGCGATATTCGCAGTCTGGTAAAACTGTTTTCTTTTCGTTAAAACTTGTTTTTGGCTCAACAACAAGCATGGGAACACAACCTACTTTTACTTGGCCAGTTACGGCAGCGTCAACAGACGCCGCGCAAGGCGCAGTAACAAAAGTTTTATTTCTTGACGCAAGCGCGCAAATAGTTTTAGGTGCAACAGACCCACGCAGCAGCACTACATCACTTACAAAACTTAATGCGCCTAGCGGCACTGTGCAATTACAAGACCAAGACCGGGCGGTTACTTCCACTGTTCCGTTCACTTGGACTAC